TCATAAGAATCTACAGATTCATTAACCTTAGATTTTTCCTTTATTTTTTCTATAGATTTTTGAATTGCTTTCTTATCTTCCATAGAAACCCAATCCGAATCTAAGATGTTAGATAAAAGGGTTTTGTCGATTTCTCCGTTAACGTTTTTATTACCAGCGATTTTCTGTAAAGTTGCAATTACTGATTTAGTTGCAGATCCAAAGTTTCCAGCAGGACCACCGTTAGCGGTAATAGCTTTTTTTGCAGCAGGTAAAGAATTACATAAAGCTGTTTGGATATTGAATATAAGTTTACTTCCCTTAAATCTAGGGTTGACGTCTTTGTCTCCTTTTTTGATAGGGAATAGCATCTTACTGATATCCTCATCTTTAACTATCTTTCTATTGCTTATTTCTTTTATAGCTATAGCATATTGTGTCTTAGCTCTAGTTAAATAATCCAATGCTTGATTTATCAATTCAGTAACATCAGTATAAGAAGTATAAACCTCCTCGTCATTCTCTAAATTTTGTAGAGCTCTGTTTGAGGAAGTAATAAGGGAGTTATTAAATTCATCCTGGAATTTTTCAACCTTCTTTTCTAGTTCCTCAAGATTCTTTTTATTCTTTTCCCCTATCTCACCTCTATGAGTGTCTAGAGTTTTTCTTTGCTGATCAAGCTCGATGAATGTTCTTTTCCAATCTCTTCCGTAACCGTTCTTTTGATCCTTTCCTTCTGCAGAGCTTATTAGATTTGCAAGAAGTTTTCTTAGATCTGCTACTCTTCCTTTATATCCACTAAAAAGATTTTCGTTGATCGGTCCTAAAGATTCGCTTAATCTAGCCTCTTCCTGCTCCTTTTTTTCGAGTTCCTCTTCTGCTTGTTTAGCAATGATATCAACACTGCCCTGAAGCTTAGCCGAATCTGATTTAAACTTTTTAATGATAAACTGATTATTCTCTTTACTTATCTCAGCAGCTCTTATTAATGCCTCGGAGAATTTTTTAAGACTTGAAATATAGAGGGATTTAACCTCGGCAAAGAGAGGATTAGAAACTTCATTGTCATCTGCATAATCTAAAAGCTTTGCAGTTAGCTCTTTGGTGTCTTTAGAATTTGCTATATCAGAGACTTTAACTCTGAGAACATCTGGATTCCTATCTCTCTTTGGTGCTAAATCAAAAGTTAGGATCTTAAAGCAATTTAGAGCATTATCGCATGCTTTTCCTAAAAGTGAATCTACCTTTTCGTTTTCGAAAAGCTGATCGCTTAGGCTTTCTAGCATCATTCTAGCAACCGGGTTGTAGATATAAGGGTTCTTATTCATCATTTCTATGTTTTTTAGTATATAGTTGTTTTAGCTTCTTTTCCTCCGGGATTGGCTTTCATTTCTGTGGCTAATTCCTTTAGATTATTTGAGATTGCCGAATATAACTCAGCCTGTTTATTTATGCTGGTTATTTCAGAATTAACATCTCCTGCTTTCTTTAATTTTTTTGCTTCTTTTATGGCGTCAAAATTTTTAGACAGCTCCAGTTTTATCTCATCGACCTTTGTTTTCTGACTGTCCGCTTCCGAGATAAAATCTTTAAACTTAAGCATATCTTTTAGCTACTGTTATTTTAGATCTAAGATCTCTAATTTCGCTCATGTATTTTTCTCTAAGTTCTTTTATCTTTTTAGCTGCAAATTCTCTGGTCTCGTGATCGTCTGGACTTTTCTCTATCTGAGAATTCAAGGCGTCTCTTTCCATATCTAAAGCAACATATCTATCATTTCTTTCTTTGGTGAGATATGATACTAGTCTTTTAGCATCTTCTTTAGCTAGGGTCTTAACTTCCTGATCAAAATCCAATAGGCTCATTCTTGAAAGCAATTCAAAAGTTGCTTCTGTTGCTCCTTTTGATTTAACATCATAGTCATTTTTATACTCTTTAGGACTTTCTGGTATAACTGAACCGATTAGGTTTCCGTATTCGTCCTTAAATGCCTGGTCCTTCTCTCTTGATTTTAAAACTGCAGCTTTGTAATCTCGATAAAGCTCATCTGCTATACTCTGATCTGTTAATCTTTTAGCTCTTCTGTACATTTCTTCTGCAATCTCAGCATCAACTCTTATCTTATTAGTCTCCCAGTAGCTTTCGATTCTGCTGTTGGCTTTAACTACTTCTTTTACTTTTGAAAATATCTCGTCGGTTTTCTTTTCATGAACCTTAGAAGATGAAGTAATAACCTGTTGGTTTCTTGTAATTAATCTATCGATCTTTTTGATCTCTGCAGGGTCGTTTTTAACCTGGGATCTCTGAAGTTCAAGTTTGTCTATTTCTTTTCTTATCTCTTCCCACTCGTCAACAAATCTGAGTTCAGCTCTTCTGTACTCATTTAATAGACTATCTATTTTCTCTACGGATCCGCCAAAATTTCCACTAAACCAGTTCTTGATCTTATCAAAAAGACTAGCTTCGTTTATAGCATCCCATTCTTTAAATCTCATCAAACTCATGATTACTTATTTATTTTATTAATAGCATTTTTTATCTTCTCCGATGAGATCTTTCCTCTTCCGTCTTTAGATATAGTTGAAAAAATATCGGCGACTAATTTCTTAGTTCCTGTGTTAGCATCTTGTCCGTCCACTATGCTTTTATTAACTTGAGCACTTAATTTAGTAATCTCAGATTCTTTTTTGATTTTCTTACTGATCTCTTCTTCAGTTTTACCAAGATCTCTCAAAGCTTTAAGAAGATTTATTTTAGCGTCTAAAGCAGAGCTTATCTCTAAAAGTTCTATTCTAATCTTAGTTATCTCTTTAGTGGTAAATTCCTTTCCTTTTTTAGATTTTAATTCAAGACCTTTAAGTTTTCTCTCTAAGGCAGATTTAAGATCCACTATATCTTTCTCTAGTTCATTTTTTCTAGAAATGATATCTTTACCTCTTCTCGTTGTTAGTTTCCTCTTCTCTTTTTCTGGATCTAACTTGGTGTCAACTGATATTTTTTCTGCATCGTCCTTAGAATTTTCTTCAGATCTGTTCTCCAGTTTTTCAGCTTTAGCCTCTGCATTAGCTTTGGCTTTTTTAATAGCTTCCTCATATTTTGCTATCTCCGAGGTGTCAAATTTTTTCTTTGCCAAAAGATAGTTAAGCTCAGCTAATCCGATTTCATCATCTGCTCTTCCCGCTTCATAATACTCTCTCCTTCTGGTGTTGCCGTCTATTACTTTTTCCACAAAATCGTGGGCTTTTTTAATCTTAAGTCTTTGAGATTTTATATAAGCTTCTTGTTCTTTTATCTTAGATTCTCTATCCTTTCTAAGAGCTTCTATTCTGTCTTTATCTTCTATCTTAGATAAAGCATCTATCTGGGAATCCAATTTTTCCATGCTCTCCTCGAATTCGCTCTTCTTTTCTATTGCATCTATCTCAAGATCAACTAAAGCCTTTCTTGCCTGATCTAGCATACCAACTCTGGAAAGAGAGCCCAAGAAAAACTTAGAAAGCTTATTCTTTATATGGTCCAAAAATCCACCCTCGTTTAGGGTGTGAAAAGGCTCTGACTTTTCTAGCTCTTCAAACTCCCTGATTAGTTCTGCATCAGACGTTTCAAGAAAATCCTCGAATTTTTTAAATTCATTAAAAGAGGGTAAATTTTTCATAAATACTATTCTATTTTACTCTGTATATATCCATCCTGTGATTTTTATCTTTAGCATAGACACAAAAAAAACCCTAGGTAAACCTAGGGTTTTTTTGATATTGTTAATCGTTAGGATTAAACGATACCGCCAGAAGGTACGTTAACATAGAATGTTAAGTACATAGTTTCAGGTAAGAAACCAGCTTCTACTAGAGCGTATCTAGATTTAACCGCGATTTTTGGTGACATTGTACCTTCAGAGATAGTCTGAATTGATTCAGCCATCATGTAAGGCATAAACTTAAGTCCTGGTTCGTCATCACCACCTTTTCTACCAACGCAGATTCTTGTATCGTTGTAGCTCATGTTTTGGTCAACGTATACTGTCATACCAGCAAGAGAACCTACAGGATAAAGTGTACCGTTGTTTTGAGTTAAAGTGTTAGAGAACGGAGCGAAAGTGAATTGAGAGATGTCTTGAAGCGCACTTGCGATATTAGCATTAGTAATAAGGAAGTTAGCAGGACCTCTTCTACCTCTATTAGCAACTACGTTAGCAGCAGCCAAGATTCTAGAGAATAATCTTCTTTGTAGAGTTGATTGGTTCTCAAAAGTTTGAGTAGAAATTTGTCCAGGTACAGCCATTGAAACACCAACATCATCTTTACCAACATAAGCTGAAGTGTTAGATGCAGAGTTAGTTGAAAGGTTAAGATTTAGGTTTTGACCTTCTACGTTGTTGAATGTTACGTGGTTAGACCAACCTAGAGCGAATGCTCTTGCTAAGATGTGCTTGTTGATAGCTTGTGAAACCTCGTTAACAAGTGCGTTCTCGATCATTGAGATAACGTCGATACCGAATTGCTTGTTAAGGTCTTGAATTTGCTCAGTTGTAACTGAAGCAGCAACTTGGAAAGTCTCAGCTTCTACGAACTTAGTGAAAGTAGAAAGACCCATTGAGTTGTAGTA